GTTTCTGCTAAAGTTTTATAATATATGAGGTCTTTATAAAGAAGACTGTTCTTGTTAAAATGTTTTTTTACCAAAGAAACTACAAAATCTCTTTTGTTTTCTCCTTCGTTAATAGTTTGTTTAATAATTTCTCTTACCAGAGCTTCGTAAATAAAACCCGTATTTCTTTTTTTATTGTGTTTATTCATCGTCTAATTGCTCCAATTCCTCAAACAATTTTTTAACGCCTTCATCTACTTCAAACAATTTTCGTTCTTGTTCATCATAATTAGTATTTTTTTCTTCAAAGATGCCCTTGCCAAAGCCTAATATTTGTTTAGCGTTCGGTGAAAGATGATTAAAAACTTGTCTCTTGGGCATTCTAGCCATTTCATGTGAACCTTGAGCTATCCAACTTCTTTTTCTTGCGCCGCGTGGCCTATCGTCTTCGGCAGGTTTATTTGGTGTATAAACTTTACCTTTGGACTTTGAAGTTGTCGTGTCTCCAGTTTCCTTATCCATCCATTTTATTGGTTTTTTCCATTTAAGCTCGTCATCACGACTTCCGGGCGGGGATTCGCCTCCGGCTGGTGGAGTTGCTATAAGGCCAGCAGTTTCTTCTCCACCGGGTTCAGCGGCGCCTGCTCCTGCTTCCGGCGCGGCTCCTTCTGGTGGAGCGCCCATTTCACCGCCAAGTTCAGCGCCCATGCCGCCCATACCAGCGCCGGGGCCCATTGCGCCTTCGGCTGCAGCCCCAGCGTTTTCAAGCTCTTGAGCAACTTGTTTATCATAGAAAAGTTCTCTTTGATTTCGTTGGAATTCATCATCAGAAACTTCAAAAATATTATGAGCAATCCAACGCTTGCTAAAATATCCTTCTGGTACAGAAGCGACCGCATCAAATTTAGTTTTCCAGTGTTCCAGTTCTTGCATTTCTGCAATTTTTGAGGGGTTATTAAGTTTAAGTTTAAAATTTAAAAGATCTTCATTTCTGAATCCTAAAACATATAAGTGTACCATTGCTACTTTCTCAAGTTCTGAGAGAACGCAGCGTTGAAGTCTATCAATTGTTCTAGCAAATCTAATATCTTTTTGAGCTAAAGTACCTTTATCTTCTGTTGCGCCTTCGCCGTATGTTAAATAAGATTGGGGTACCTTTAAACCTGAGAACATCTTATCTCGAAGATACTTTACATCATCAATATCATTTGTATTAGCGTCGGAAGATATCTGTTCAATTTTAGTTTGTACTCCACCTCTTACTGGAATATAATAATCCTCCTCAACGGACATTGGATTATACCGTAAATCAACTTGGCCGCTTGTTGCGTCTATAATTTGATTTCTTTTCATAGATGTTATAAATCGTTGCATAAACTGCTCAACTTCACTTGGTGGAATATTACCAACATCTACATAAAATACTTTTCTTGATGGTGAGCGTACAATACGATAAGCCATCATTGCATCTTCAAGCAAGGTTAACTGCCTCCAAATGCGACGGACTGGATCTAGAACTGAAGTTCCATATGGAGCAAATTTATCATTTCCTAATATTCTAAAATGCGCGCATTGCCAATTTTCAAGAGTTATACCAGCGCTATTCCATTGAAACTGTACATAATTTGGATTATGTTTATCCTCTCCTTCCATTCTTTCTACTTCGCGTGTGGGAAGTCCAATAACTTGCTTGATTCCAAGCTTTTCATCGATGTCTAAATATAAATAAAAGTCTCCATATTTACACATTGTGCGCGCCCAGCCAAAAAGATTGTAATTTATGTTCAAAACTTGATTAAAAAGTATTTCTAAAATACCTTTAATCTCTTCATTCGAAGACTTAATTGTGAGCATGGTATTATAGACATTAAAAGTTGTCATTTCATCTGCATAGATGTCCATTGAGGAAGCAATTTCAGGCGTGAATTCCATTTGATCAAAATCATTATATCTCTGAAGGCGACTTTGAGTTTGCATTGCAAAACTTGAAAAATTGTTATATGGATTATAGTCATACCTTTCAAATTGTTGACCGGCAACATCTTTGAATGAGGAGGCATATTTATCCATCCTTCTCCTGCGAAGTTGGCGAGTATTCTGAGAACGATAATTAATGATCGGCCCAGAAAATAATCTGGTCAATCTTTTAAAGAGAGCAGATTCGTTGTTTTTGGTGTTCTTAGCTTGGTCGGGCATTTCTTATCCTTTTAAAATCCATAAGTGTTCTTTATTTTTCATGTGATCATCGAAAGCTTTTTCTAGTGTAGATGACTTCTGCATGCCGGGTATACTTGTGTCCAAGTTAGTTTTTGATGTCATAATTGAATCCATAAAAGCCTTTTTGTATTCAATATCTTTTTTATTCTCAATAATTGCTGTATCTCGAACCCAACAACCAATGGACGCGGCCATGATTAAATCATCATTATAACCTCGTTGTGCTTCCGGGCGACCATTCCTCCAAATAAACGTATCCAACTCGCTAGCAAGCCTTATAGAATAAATAGTTAATACTTTATTTCTGATAAATTCTTCGAACTTAGCGATGATCAAAGGTCTAGTTTTTGAAGAGGTGGTAAACCCGGGTATAACCGAAGAATCTCCCAATGCTGCATACTGATCTACATATTCGTGGGTGCTTTTTTTAGAATAAAAAATATTTTTATATTCTTTCTCAATTAATTTGTCAAGAACGTGAAATCCCACAGAATTATTTTCTACAACCAACATAGCACAATTATATTCATTTCCTGTTGTATATAAAATTCCAGCAAACAAGTCAGGAGTTGGCTTTCCTTTGTACTCACAAACTAATTCCATAGTTTCTAGATTAAATACATGAAAGGTACTAGAATCTAGACCGTCGCCGCGTGCAACATCTGCAACCAATAGATATGTATTTTCATCCTTTGGTTCTTCCCAAATCCAAATATTCCGATCAAACCCTACTCGATAATTGGGTTCTTTTGTCGTGCCTTTTATACGCATAATGTCGTCTGGATGAATAACTGTATCTCCAGAAGTATTAAAATTGCATTCATACTCTTGTGCAATTTGACGCTGGCTCATATTTTTCGTTTCTACTTCAAACCATTCTTCGTCTCTGTCCGGATGCATGTCCCAGAATAATTTAATAGGATAAAATTCGTTCTCTCCGCTTTCCGCACCAACATATGCTTCGTGAAACCAATCACCAACACCATTTGGTGTAGAAATAGCAATACAACGACCACCTGTTGATATTGTAGGATAAAGACCGGTCCATAGATCTTGAAGATTTTCCACGTGTGCGGCCTCATCAATAACAAGCAACGACAACGCTTCTGAACGGCCAGCATCGCCAGAAGTTGAAGATGCTTTTACTTGGCTTCCGTTTGTCAATTCAATACTATTTTTGTTATCAACGACAAGATTAGACAATTTTAACCATGGAGGCAAATGTTTGATTATAGTTTTAACTTTTTTAACCATGTTGGCCGCAGTGGCTAGTTTGGTAGCAATGATGAGTACATTTTTATCTCTGTGAAACAAGCAGAGCCATGTTATATAAGCTGCTGTAATGGTTGATATTCCCAACTGTCTTGCTTTAAGAACAATAATAAATCTGTGTAAATCTAAACTATCAACCAACTCACTCTGAAAATCATAAGTTTTAAAGGGAATTAATCCTTTCCCCGGATGCGGTATTTTAGCATAAGTGTTTATAAAATAAACTGGTTTTTTGCCGCACTTAACAACTTCTTTGACTATCTGTTCTTTGGTTAGTTCGTAGGCCATTAATCATTTTTTTTAGTAACGTTTGAAGGTTTCTTATCCGACTTTTGATTAAGAAAGTCCTTAAAGTTCTTTTCCAAACGCTCTTGTGATGGTTCTCCTACAGGCATAACATCCTTCATATTTCCCACAGTGTAGACTTTTTTACATTCAACCCACGTTCGGACTTTTGACATATTCTGTAATAGCATATCAAGAGGTCCATCGGCTTTAACACTTAAAGTATTTCCAGTAATATTCTTATATTCTTTTTTTAGATATGAAATAATATCTGAATATGTTTGTTCTAACTCATGTTCAAGTTTTCTATTGTGAAACTCTTTTAGAGGTAGTTCAGACTGGTAGGAAACTATCATTTTAGGGCCACTAAGACGTACATTAAATCCATCTATGACTCTAGAATCGTTAAGCGGACATCCTTTTTCTCGTGTCAAACCAACTAATTTGTCTTCACCATCTCTTACAAATCTTTTATCATGTGCGCCATCATAAGAGTTCGCAGCTGCTTGATTGATACCTTGTACGATATCGTATACGGTCATAGTTGCCATTTAATTTTGCTCCTTATTTGGTCTCCAGCCATTTGACCACCTTTCTTCTCGATCTTCGATCCATTGAACGTAACACTTCCAGCAACATTCGTATTTATTCATATAAAGATCGTCTATTATTCTAAAAGAATATGTTTCACAAACTGGACAAACTCTTTTAGAATCCTTACTAATTAGATTTTTAGCTAGTAAAAAACCAT